ACCTCAGTTATATTATCACGTTCAATGTAGATAGTTTCAATGGCTGGAGATGCCACAATAAGGGCACCCTTAAGGGATGCAAACTGACACTTGACGTTAGCCGCTCCTACACTACCTGCTACTTCATACGTAGCTAGGTTAACTGTCTGAGTAAGTTGGTTACCTGAGTAAGGAGATGAAGCCTTGTTATAGAAACGTAGAGTAGCACCAGTTTGAATAACTAAATACTCTAGGCCAGCCTGACCGCCTACGTTAAGCCAAGTACCTGTGTGTACGAGGTCAGTAGTAGCAACAGTAAACGTAGAGAGAACACTATTGTCCTCAGCTATAGCCCCTTTACGACGACGACGAGAGCCATCACGACGAAGGTCACAATTAAGTTCATCAACGGAAGCATCAGGTGGGAAAGTAAGCTCACCAGCCTCAGTTATCAAGCCCTTGATGAAGGTGTTGATCGTCTTCTGGCTCTGACTTTGCGGCATTTTTTACCTTCTTACGTTCATCAAAATCTTTGTTGAAGCTAGCCCGTCTAGCAGCTACAGTCTCTGGCATAGTCCTGAAGTACTGAGCGACAGCTTCTCTAGCGCTTGGCATATTAGAGAACTTACCTTTAAGTTCTTCTGGTACTGCTCCCTTCTCAGTTATGACTTCAAAGAATATAAAACCATCACGAGACTTTCGTATAGTGAGGGGAGTGACCATCTTATCGGACTTACAAATGCAGGTTAGCTTTGCAGGGTCTTCAATAAATTCCAAGGGGATTACCTTCCGTAGTGTGGACGTTTATTAGCTCGTTTAGTTTTGTACTGGTCATTCTGTACGTATGACTTCAGACGACGAGCAGCTTGCTCAACCTTAGGATCACTACCACTCTTAAACAAAGAGAAGCAGACAGACTTACTTTCAGCTAACAAGTATGGAAACATTGTGTCGTCCAAGTCAGGCTCGAAAGCATCTGTAATATTAAAGGTTGGGTAGATAGTTCCGTATGCTTGTGTCTTACTCTCTTGTAACACAGCTTCTACAGTAGCATCGTAAGAGTTCATTACAACGTACTGGTCATCAAAGCTTGTGTAGTAGCTAGGCATACGATCATTATAAATAACTAGAGATGTACCTGCTGACTGATCTGGAACCAGGATAGCATTGTCAGTGTTGTATCCTTGACGATCTAGGAAGTGCAGTGGTTCGACAAATACTACTTCACTGTAGTTCAATCCACCATTCAAGTCAGTGTTATAACGTAACGTAACAATCTCTTTAAGGTTATTAGGGTATAAGAAGTGAGTAGGCTTAGCGCTATCAGACAATGAAGTCATCTTAATAAGACGCTTATGCTCAGGGATCTCACGAGCAGAGATGATGTTAAAGTATGTGTCTTCAATTACAGAAGCAATCTGTTGAGCTTCTACTGTGTCGCTAATGGAGTTAACAGCCTCTGAGTCCATGTCACTCAGGATCGACTGAACCATAGAGAGGAGAGTAGTCTTCATTAGGTAGGTACCCCCATAGTAGTTAAGCTTCCAGAAGCTACGTTAAGAGTAAATGCTGCACTACCCTTGACGAATATTTCTAAGTAGTCACTTGTACTAAACGAACCGTAGTCAGTAATAGTAGCTGACTTCCAATCACCAGTTACAGCCGTTACAATAATATGACCACCATTTAAAGCTGAACCATTCTTGTAGAAGATTAGTTCAAGGTCACGGCTAGTACCTGAGTTGTTCTTAAAGCTAAAGGTAAAGTTAATAGCAGCAGTAGTATCAGCAGTAGCTGTGTAAATCAAACGAGCATTAGGACTTGCTGAACCACTCCACCCTAAAGCTTCAGATACTAAGAAGGTAGGATTAAGAACAGTGAAGCTTGTTGTTACTGAATGATTGTAAGCAGGAGTAGTAGCATCGAAGGCAATATAACCATTAATATAATTATGGTTCTGTACCCAATCACCACTACCTGCTCCATTTGCAATGTATACTTGTCCAGCAGTAGCTGTAGACACACCCTTAGGTTCATGTAGGTATGGGTCTGTTAGAGTATTATGGTTTACATTAGCCATAGTGTGCCTATCCTATTAGTATATACCTAGGGGGTGCAATCAATAATGCAATTATACAGTGTTTAGAGAATTTGTCAAGGGGTAAAGTGTAGGGGTGGAACCTTTTATAAGCACCACCCCCTTTGTTAAGCTTAACCGATATATTCAATAACCAGTTTAGCAGTACCAGCTGTGAATGCAGCGGTATCGTAGTCTAGCGATACATAAGCAGGTGCAGTACCTACTGATACTACGCCACCTACGTTAGCACCGTTACAAGCAACTACGTCACCGATAGCATCGATAGCAGTCACTGCAATAGCAGCATCGATACCTTGAGCAGCAATAGCTACACCAGCAGCAGTTTGTAGACCAATGTTCAGAGCAGCAGTTGCACCAGCAAAGGCAGCAGAAACAATTAGGCTAGCCCGTGTGATGTATGCACCAGCAGGAATGAACGAGTCATTAGCAGCAGGAGCAGCAGCCGAAGAACCGATAGTAGTTGCGTCTGCGATGTTAATTACTAAGTATTTAACGCCGTATTCAGCACCACCAGTTAGGTTAACGTCACCTTGTGCGCCATTGGTAAGAACCAAAAGGCCGTCAGAGTTAGTGTAAGACATTTTCTATCCCTCCTTATACGTTGGTTTTCGTGATAACACGAACCATGTTTTCAGGACGGTACAACTTAACACCGTAACGAGCAGTAGTTACATACTCATGACGTTGGAAGTCTTTGCTGTACTCATAGTCTACTTCAGGCATTTGACGCCATGCACCAACAAAAGGATTGGCAGTAGAGTTAGCCGAGAAGAACAGGTTAGCTTTACCATTGACAGACGAGAAGTCTACGTTTGCAGGAGACGAAGCTTTGTTAGCCAATGCGTTATCAGTTGCAGTAGCCAAGTAGTTCGAAGTGTAAACGTCGAAACCGTATACGTTCTTAACGAAACGCATACCTGTTGCGATACCCGAAGACACGATACCTTCCCACATTGGGTTGTTAGCAACCGAAACGAGGTCAGACAAAGTGTTAAGAGTGTATTCGCAAGAAGCGTCAACAATAGCAATCAAGTTTGTGTCAGGCACGTTAGCCTTTTTCAAGGAGAAACGAGCACGAGCAAAGTCAGCTACTGCGATAGTAGCTCCTGTACCCGAACCAGCCCAACGGTGAGCTACACTGTCGATGTTTTCGGCAGAGTTAGCTGCGACACCAGTCTCAGGAGTAGCAAATGTTGCTGTCTCGAAGTGTGCCATGATAGCACGTTCTTGCTCAGGAACAAAGCGGCTCATCAACTCAGCAGAGTAGAACGAATCTTGCTCAGCTTTTTTGGTGATGTAAGAAGCGGATGACAAGTATTTGTCTACAGTGAATGTGAACTCACCAGTATCCATTGGGCGGTATACAACAGCCGAATCTTCTACATAGTTATCAACCTGTGCTTGACCGATTGATGGGATAGTGAATTGGTCCCCGTCAGGGAAACCATCAAGCATACGCACATAGCGTTGGGCTTGCATTTCGTCACGCAGAATCTCCTTAAGCTCACCTGACCATACTTCAGAGCGAGTAAGAAGAGACATATTGCTAGTATTCATACCAGACATTTATCTTCTCCATAAAATTAAAGACCGAACTTAGACCCAAGACGCTGACGATCATTCATCAGTTGTTGTTGTACTTTGGGGCTATAGTACGCCGATTTGTTTTCCCGACGAAGGTTCTGGTAATAGTTCCAGTCACGTTCCGTCGAAGCTTGCATATTGACACCTTCTGTACGAATAGAACCTTGAACCATTGGGCTAAAGGATTTCTTCTGTTCGCCTAGGAGAGCAAAGAATGCAGTGGGTGACTCAGCAGCAATCTCTTGCATACGCTGTACTGTCATGCCCAACTCAGAGGCTTTCTTCTGGATCACACTTACAGCTTCAGTGCCGTAAGACTTCTCCAACTCTCCGTCTACGATTGCAAGATTCTGCTTTACAGTATTGTCTTGGTCACGCTTAGTCAGTGTCTGTTCAACAAGGCTCTTTAGGGATTCCTCACTCACTTGGGGCTGGGTATTGCCGTCAGTATTAGTGCTACCATTATCTTTATTATTGTTTGTGGGTGCTACAGTATTCACGTTGGTAGGAGCCGTGGCCTTATTCTGTAGTTGGTCGAGTAACTGTTTAGAGTACTCCTGTTTCCCTAGATCTTCACGCATTGCTGTGAGTTGATCTTCGAGAGTTTTAATGTAACCATCAGCTTCTAATTTGCCTTTGGCTAGCACTTCAGGGTCTTTCCAGTTGTCGCCCTTTACCGCTACGAGCTTAGCTAAAAATGACTCTTGTTGTTCAGTAGTCACAGCTTGTTGCTCTGCTGCCTGACTCTGGCCCTCTGGTTGTTGGGCTTGGTCAAATACACTCATTGTTAATCCTTACGGTTAAGGTCTATTAAATTTAAGATGTCATCAAGTACAGCATTGTACTCATTGACAGCCACTTGCTTATACTCCCAACCTGGGGAGTAATCACGAACAGCATCACGCTTTAAGTAATGTTGTTCGAGAATCTCTCTAAGATCATCGAAGGCGTTACGGTAGTTTAGTACCTCACCTTTACGACGATCACGTTCTTCGCCTTTAAGACCCTTGAGCCAAATGGTTTGCATTAGATACCCATTTGTTGAGCAGCCATTAGTTGCTCTTGGTTAATCATCTCAGCGTCTTGTGCTGTCTGTTGTGTCTCAAGTTGTTCAGTGATAGCTATGTTCTCACCGAACAGTCTAGGTTCACCAAGTTCCTCAGCTAGGATACGAGCAAACTCTTTACCTGAAAGGTGAGCAGCTACTGTAGGATCAGCCAACTTAACTTGGTACAGTTGTGTGAGGTTCTGTACACGACGAGCACGTTCAGCGAAGTGACGAGCACCTACTGGAACGATCTTACCCTTAGCAGTGATGTCCTCTTTAGTGACATCCTTAAAGAGCATAGCACCTGTAGCATCATCCATGACACGGATAGTATCACTCATGTTCATGTAACGACGAGCTACCTCAAGCATTGAGTTCAAGATTGGCTCTAGGAAGGTACGTTCGAAGTGAGCAGTCTTGTGTTCAAAGATACGAGAAGCTGAGTTCTGTAGGCTCTGTACTTCGAAAGCTGTCTTCTCACCAGGAGTACGTATACCCATAGCTTGCTTAGGAGCACCAGCCATCTCCTCCATCTTATTCTCTAGGAGTTGGATCTGGAGGTCAGCTTGAAGTGCTGTACCGTCTGGCTGTAGGTAGCCTACGTCACCCTCTTCACCTAGGTAAATACGAGCACCAGGTTCGAAGTCGAAGTCCTCTACGTCACCACGGATCTTCATGATGGGGTAGGCAATCTGATCGAACACATCAGCCTTGAGGTTCTCTAGGTGGTCGATACGGTACTGCATACCAACCAAGTTGTCCAGTGGCCCCATAGCGTACAGGTTGTCAGGACGGGGCCTCCAGCCAGCGTGGTAGATAGGAGCCTGTCCTAGCCAGCTAGGGTTCTCTTCGTTGTTAATGATGTACGCACGGTCAACTACTGTGATGATACGGTCAGTCCACAGCTTACCTTCGTTGTAGTCATAGATGTCACCGTAGAAGGTAAGTATCTCAACGAAGTTAGACTCGTAGTACTGTTGGATAGATGAGAAGCCATCAGCAATGAAGCCAGAAGCTTTGTCCATCATGCCATCACTGTTGCCTACAGTAGCACGAGCGTGAAGCATCTTGTCCAAGACTTGCTTGAAGTAGTCATTGGCAGGGTCAGCTTCTACCATCTTCTTAATCTCACCTAGAGTTAAGATACTCTTAATGATCTTAGGTGTCTTAGTAAATGAAGATGCAGTAGGGTTGAATACGATGTCGTAAGGAGATACACGTACAAGCTTAGGGCCTACGTACTGAGTAACAAGCTCACCACTCTCTTTGATCTGGTAGTTGTCTTCCCAAGCTACGGTAGCAAAACAATTCCCATACTGAATCCAATCATAAAGGAGATCAGAACAGATATTAACGAAGTCAGACTGACGTACTTTGTTATCCATGTAAGCTTGGATGACATCACGTTTAGCTTTGACATTACTTGCAGTTGTTTCAGCTTCAAAGCGCATCCACTTCTGTTGAGGAAACAAAGTAGCAAAGTAGTTCGCATGAAGGTTATCCATTATTTGAGTTAGCTTAGGGGTAGTAGTAGTGTTCGACCAAGGGAGAAGAGCATTGCCTGTAGTGCTAGTATCTGTGGCGTACAGATAGTTGCGAAGCTCTTTCTTCTCTTCAGTCCACTTAACTTTAAGCTCTGACCATTCACGCCAACGGTTAGCAATCTCTACAGCCAAGTTGTCTGGCCCTAGTATGTGCATGATGTCTAAAGTTTCACCAGCCATTATGCAACACCTCTAAATTTATGTGTAGACCAAACCACGTTGCTCTTCCTTTGTCTATGAACATTCTTACTTGGTGCAATAGCCATATCAACTACGGAAGCTAGGGCATCAATTACGTCATCGTGGGCAGGATTACGTGTGGATAGTTCTTCTTCTAGGATCTGGATGTTTCCACCACGATAGTGCCATATCTGCATATTGTCATAACGAGGTTCAAGAATAGAAGCGATACGTTCTTGTTTGTTACCTTGGTATTTATTAGGACGATACTCTTCGATACTTATGGATAGTCCGTGTTGTTTAATTAGTTCTTTAAGTTGTTTAACGATTGCTATCTGAGCGACAGAAACCTCAGCTCTCATCTTTCTGAATGACCACTTGTTAGACAGAGTTAAGATGTGTTCAAAGTATTCAACAATTCTATCAGTCTTGAAACGATCAATGTCTAAGACGTAAACATTGTTCTCCGAGTCAATACCAATAACGACAATAGCTGTAGAGTCAGATCGTTTACTTAAACTAAAGGCAAAGTCTACAGCAGCAAAAACATTCAAGCGACTATCTTTGTAGAACCAGTAACCATTCTCAAGCTTCAAGAACTTACGGTCGTAGTACTGGAACTTATCGCTACTCACAGGCACGTTGTCAGGGTCAGACGGATCGTTGTAGTACTGAGCACGGAACTGCCCTTTGTCTAAGTACTGACCACGCTTCTTAGCTAAGATCTTAGCATCAAACCCAAACCACTTACCGTCTCTACGTTGCTGACGAGGCCATAGGAACTCACCAGTGCCGTCTCCGTTTTCTTCTACTGATCTCTCAAAGACTTCGTAGATACCCTCCTCAGCGATCTTGTTGAACTCCTTATCATAGATGTCTTCAGACATAGACATAAGGTCGTTGTATAGATCAGCAGGATGGTAACGAGTTCCTACCACCCACTCTCTTGCTTCAGCTCCTTCAATAGACGATAGAAGCGAGTATTGACTCTTGACCTTATTTCTTCCTTCATTAGTGTAAGCATTTTCGTACACAACCACATCGTCGAGTACAGCAATATCGCAATGCATACCAGTAAGGGAGGTAGTAAGGCCGCCAGTAAAGACAGAGGGATCACGGACATTCTCTTTCTTACGTAGGGGATGGTCTAAAGCAATCTCAGAATTAGTCCACTTAGATCTCTTACCTTCATCTGCAAGTACATGGTCGGGCCAGTACCTACGGAAGATCTCAGAAGTAAGAATACCTTTAATGAACCCTAGTTGTTTCTCAGCAAGGTTAGCAGTAGCTGAGATGTAGAGGACACGTAGAGTAGGATCTTTGGTTAAAGACCAAGCTACACGGTAGGCAACCATACGTGACTTCTGATGGTCACGAGGGAAGAGGACTAGCTGGTGGGTCTTAGAGTCTTGACGAGTCCACCAAGATAATAAGTCTGCGTGACACTGACCTAATACTTGGTCAGGTGAAACTAGGCGAATAAAGACTTCTAAGTCATTTTCAGCAGCCGCTCTGATTTGATCTACAGTAGCGTTCATGTTGTGTAAATAACCTTGATTCGTTATATGTGTTGCAATTATACAACAGTTTTATTACTTTGTCAATAGCCTGACTTAGGACGGGGCTTAGGGCGAGGTGATGTTTTAGGGGCTAGCTTAGATACAGGCTTGTACTTCATTGGATTAGCTTTAGCCTTAGTTGGGCCTTTATCACCTAGTCGTGCCGAACGATCTAGCTGTGCTTGGATACGTAGTTCTTCTGCTGTCATCTTAGCCATTGGCTTATTCCTTAATTAGTTTGAGAGCTTGCTCAAGTGTTTCTTTATTACGTCTAGTCCAACCTTTACCAAAGGTAGCAAAGGTACTTAGGTTTTCGTAGAAGTGTTGTCTAGTTTCATACATCTTCTCGACTAGCTCCGTAGAGTCTTTATCACCAATAGCACGTAGAGTATAAGGACCAACACCCCCATCTGCAACTACTCCTACAATCCGTTGCAATGCTTTAACTGGTCTACTCATCCCTGAGTTAACACCCCAATCAAATACAGTCCAATCAACACCAGTTGAAAGATCATCACAACGAGCTTTATCCCAGTAGTTAGCTTTGTATAGTGGGGCTACAATCTCAGGAGTTAAGGCTCTCATCTCATCTTCAGTTACGTGACGACCAACAAACTGTTCGTATGTCGCACGAGTAACACCAAGGTTAGTCATACCACCAGGATCTTTAGGGTGATTAACAAAGCCACCTTCGTGAGATAGTAATAACTCTAGGCAGTGGTCAAAGTTCTTTTTCATTTAGTTACCTTCTGTATCTTTTCAAAAGTTCTTAGCCCACCTAAACCAAGCATACCTAATAGGATTGGCATCAAGTCAGATGTATTTAATTGGGGTAACGGAGGAAGATCTACCCCAAACACTAACAGAAAGAATACAATAAAGGGCTGTAGGATAAATGCCCAGAATAAAGATAGTCCACATATCCAACCGATACTCGGGCGCCACCCCCCCTTGAAGAGTGATCCACTGGCTGCTTCAGCTTCATTTACTTTTAACTGCCCAAGGGCTAGTTGCTGTGCATGAGTGTCAGCCATAGTAGCTATCTCATGTGCTAACTTAGCTGCTTGATCTTTGTCAGGAATAATCTTATCAATGATGCTAGTTACTGGGCCGATAAGTGTATCAAGTAGTCCCATGTTTATTTTCCTTTTACGTTTATAAAACGTATCTGAGGTGTCCCTTGTGCTAGATAAAGTTTAAGACCGTACTTAAGTTTTATTATTTTAACAGGTACGTCTTTATCTGGGTACACTAGGTTAGTGTTCATTCTTCTTAGCCCAAGCTGTCATCCCCATGAAGCCAACTACGATGCCCGTCTGAGCCACTAGGAAGGTGTTCAGGAAGCCGCTAGCAGTGTTCATGCGGTCTATGCCCACAAGAGGTGTTAGAAGGGCCACCACGGTCAAAATAGAAGATAGCATAGCTACCCATGCCATGAGCCTTTGTTGGTCTTGCATCTTGTCGTTGTTCTCAATCTG